GCCCCGCCGAAGCCCACCGAGAGCCCAACGACTCTGGAGGAGAAGACTCGTGCGGCGCGCTTGCCCACCGCATCGGGTCTTGAGGAGAAGCTGGCTGCTTGGTTGGCCCCTCCGACGCCTGCCGCGGACGTGCTCGCCGAGAGCTTCCTCGGGCCCTTCGACGAGATGTTCGACCAAGACGAGGACGAGGACGAGGACGAGGACGAGGACGAGGACGAGGACGAGCCCTTCCCGTACCGCGAGCCCCTCCCCCCCTACAAGGCCCCTTCATTCAAGCCATTGACTATGCTCTCCAAGAAGGACCGCTGAGCATGCCCCTGTACACCTACCGCTGCCCCGAAGGGCACGCCATCGACCACCTCTGCCGCTACGAGCAGCGGCCCGCTACCTTGGCCTGCTCCTGCGGCCGGGACGCCACGCAGGCCCTCGCCCTGACGGCGCCGGGCATCGTCGTCGGCGGCACCTCGGGGGGCAAGGGGCGCTTCGCTGCCGACCGCACCGGGTACGTCGAGGAGTCCCCCGGAGTGTGGGTGAAGGGCGCGAGCGCCTTGAACCCCAACTTCGTCGACTACCGCTGCATCGCCTGCTCGCACAAGGATGTCGCCGTGGACGAGCCCGTCCCCGCGGCGTGTCCCTCGTGCGGCGGCACGCTGGAGACCTACCTCAACACCGCGGCCACGCACGTCGACTGGTTCCCGCACGGTGGCTACTACGACCGGGCGCTCGGGGTCCACCTCAACAGCAGGGCGCATCGGGCCCAGGTGCTGGCGGAGCGGGGGCTGCGGGAGTCGGACGACGCTGAGATCGACAACAACTTCCGCGCGGCCTCGGCGCTGCGCGCGGAGCAGGACCGCGACATCGCCGAGATGCTCGACGAGTGGGACGACGACAAGGACCGAGCTCGCCTCGTGGACGAGGGGCGCGCCCCCGACCACTCCTGGGCCCGGGACGTACTGCGATAGTGACCGGCGGGTCAGAATGTGGTATCTTGGAGCGCACTCCGAGAGTTTCATGCCTCAACCCGCCGACATGCCCCCCGAGATGCCCGCTGACGCGATGCCCCCGGGCGGTCCTCCGATGGAAGGGCCTCCGATGGAAGGGCCTCCGCCGGGCGGCGCCTCCGACAACCCGGTCGCCGAGGTGCAGGCCCCGCCGCCGCCGGCCGAAGGCTACAGCGAGAAGTGCGTCAAGGACCTGCTGAAGGCCCTGGGCCTCGCGCTCAAGGCCGCGACGAAGGCGATGGGCCGCGAGGCTCCGTCGGTCCCCGAGGCGCCGGCCGAGGTCTTCGAGAAGGGGAAGATGCGCCAGCCGTTCCCCGGCGTCATCGTGCAGGAGATTGCCATGCTCCTGATGATGGCCTCCCAGATCGGGGGCAAGCACGAGGGCCGCTACGACGGGGACCTCATGGAGCTCCTCGCCTCCGACGACGGCCTCGACCGCCTGGCCACCCTGCTCGAGCTCCTCTCCAAGGACAAGGTCCTCCTCTCCGCGCTCAAGGAAGCGCAGAAGGCGGCGCCGGCCAAGGGCCCCGTGGCCGAGACCGAAGAGGTCGAGGTGGCCGCTGGACCCGAGGGCGAAGAGGTCGAAGCCATGGACGCCCGCGAGTACGCTTGATGGAGCTCCGCGAAAAATCTCTCCAAACTGACTCGCCGGTCAGTTTTGTGTTATCGTTGCACCCATGAGCACCTCACTCGACACCACGACCCTGGAAGGCGGAGCCGGCAACGGCGCCGAGGGCGTGCAGGTTGAGCTGGCTCCTGTCGCCTCGCCGGCGACGGGGCCCGCCCAAGTTGCCGCATCGGCATCTGAGGGCACGCCTCCCGACAGCAAGACCTTCCTCGAGCAGATCGCCGAGGCCTTCGAAGGCGAGGACGCTGATGCTGTCAAGCAGCACGTCGCCGTCTCGGACATCAACGCCCTGAGCGGGAAGGAGCGCGGCATCGTCCGCGCTCTCCTCGCCCACCGCCAGGAGGAGGCGTCCAAGAACGCCGCCGCCGAAGCGGAGCGCGTTGCTGCCATCGGCGCTCGCGAGAAGGCTCTCGCCCAGTCCGCCGCCGACCTCCGCCGCCGGGAAGCCGCGCTCTACGCGCTGGCCAACAGCCCGGAGCTCGACGCCGCGCGCCGTGGCCAGAAGCCCAAGGTCGACCCCCTGTCGCCCGAGGGCATGGAGCAGCTGGCCGCCTACAACGCCAGCCTCGGCGTGGCCAAGGCTCTCGACCCCATCTTCCAGCGCAGCGAGCAGGCCCGCAAGGACTACGCCTACGCTGAGCTCCAGGAAAAGTTCCCGGTCATCAAGGAGAAGGATGCGGAGTTCCGCACCTTCATGGCCGAGCAGAACGCGGGCATCAGTCGCGACGACGTGCTGGCGGGCAAGGCCCGGTGGCGCGTCACCGTGGACGTGGGTGCCCGCCTCTTCGCCGCCGAGCAGCGGGCCGAGGAGGCCGCTCGCGCCGTCGAGCAGCGCCGTGCCGCCGAAGTGGCCGACCGCGCCGGCGCCGCCCGAGCGCTGAATCGCGTCAACTCCAACGGCTTCTCCGAGGCCGACCTCCGCATCCCCGACGAAGTCTTCGAGAAGGGCAACGTCACCGAGTACCTGGCGAAGTTCTCCCCCGAGCGCCGCGCCGCCATCGTCCGCTTCAACGCGGCCAACGCCTGAGTTTCTTCCGCTCCTGAAACATTCCGACCAGTCGGTTTTTCTGAGGATTCACCACCATGCCCGCAGCGACCATCACCCCCTCCATCGACCTCGAAGCACTCACCCTGGTCGGCATCAAGGCGGCCGCCAAGTCCACGGACGCCCAGGCGGTGACCAACGGCTGGAAGGCGCTCTGTGAGTCCGTGCACGGCAAGTCCCCGATGCAGTGGACCTTCGGCGAGCGCCGCACCACCGAGGTGCAGGTCATCGACCACACCGGCGTGACGAACTTCTCGTCCGGCTTCGAGTCCTACGAGGAGTCGGCGCTGACCACCGGTCGCCCCGCGGCCTACGGCTTCGCCATCTCCGGCCTCGCCGCGAAGATCGGCCAGCGCCAGATTCGCACCTACCAGAACGCGAAGGCCTTCGAAGAGTGGGTCAAGCGCACCATCGGCAACTGCAACGGCATCCTGAGCCGCGGCTACAACAAGCGCGTCGTCGCCGGCACCGGCGCGGGCTTCGCCGACTTCCAGACCCTCAACGGCTTCGACAGCTCCACCGGCTTCTTCGAGTCCGGCGCCAAGGGCACCCAGACCAACGTCGTCGGCGGGCTCTCCAAGGCCACCTACGCCTACACCCCGGGCTGGAACAACATGGTCGTGGACATGTCCAACGCCATGGGCAGCAACTTCTTCCAGTTCGACGCCGCGCTGAGCTCCATCCGGATTCTCGGCGCCCCCATGGACAAGACCGCGGGCCTCGGCTCGCAGAACTTCATGGACAACGCCAAGCGCTACCTCCGCGCCTACGAGCGCTACACCGGCGGCAAGTACGACGCTGGCGTGCCCTTCGAGGTCTTCGGCGGGGTGAAGTTCTTCCTCGACTTCTACATGCCGTCCACCGGCTCGATCACGATCAACAACGCCATCTCGGCGTACATCATCGACGGCAGCCAGATTCCGGCCTTCTGGATGCCGGCCTGCAAGATCGGCGACACCGAGCTCCCCGACGGCCACTTCGGCGTCGGCTCCTGGCGCCCGGTCAGCGGCATGCAGGACGTGTTCGTGATGCCCATGGCCTGCGCCGGCCAGGTCTGCGCCGACCTCCTCGGCACCTCGGGCGTCATCCGCCGCGGCAACACCTACTGAGCGTAGGCTCGGTCCCCATCAACCGCCCCCTCTGAACTTCCGGAGTCTTCCATGTCCCTCATCAAGGCCGACGGCTACATCGCCAACGGCGGCACCGGTCGCACCGGCCCCTCCAAGACGCAGGTCTGGATCACCGACCAGACGGTCACCGTTGGTCAGTGGGTCGCTTCCTACGCGGGCGACACCACGAGCCCTTCGGGTCTCGCGAACGGTCCGCAGGGGTCGTTCCGCCTGGCCGACTCGAGCAACGCCGACGCGGTCTACAACACCGTGGGCGTCGTGATGGAGGCTGTGGACAACAGCCCTTCCAGCACCGCCGCCGGCTACGTCGAGATCGCCATCGCCGGCGCCGTCGACACCATGAACCTCGTGTCGGCCAGCGTGGCCGCGGGCGACAACCTGATCATCAGCACCACCGCCGGTGTCGCAACCGTCGTGGGCACCCCGACCGCCGACGTGCGGGTCATCGGCCAGTGCCTCACGGACGGCGGCTCCGACCAGGGCTCGGGCATCATCTTCCCGCACCCGATGTTCGCCGGCCTGGTGTAGTCCTCGCCCTCGGGCGCGTCAGTTGGCGTCGGTTGGCGCGCCCCGGGGAGCCCTTCCTTCCCCTGAGCGTGCTGGCCGACGCCTTCCTCGTTTTGGAGTACCTTCACCATGTCCTACGGCAACGTCCGCACCCTGCTCGACCGCGTCGGCGTGAAGGTCGAGCACAGTCCGCAGGACCGTGACTCTCGAGCGGCGCGGCTCGACATCTTCAACCGGCACCTGTCGGACGTGTCCTCGGCCCAGCCGTGGCGCTTCCTGCAGACCGAGGCCGACTTCAAGGTCTGGTACAAGCGGGACAACTCCACCACCGCCTTCACGGTGGCGGTCACCAACGGCTCCACCGCGGTCACCGTGAGTGGGGACTTGGGCACGGACTTCGCCCTCAGCAACGCGGGCATGGAGTTCAACGACGGGCTGGATGCTGTGGGAGGGGCATCGGTCTACACCATCGCGCGCTTCACGAGCGCCACCGGCGCCGCATTCGTTCTGGACCGCCCCTACGAGGGGGCCACGAACGCGGCCTTGACGACCTGGTACATCGGCAACGACAAGGTTCTGCTCCCCTTCGACTGCGGCCAGCCCATGGGCTTCATCGACCGGGTGAACGGCCGTGGCCGGCTCATCTCGTGGGACCGCCGGCGGGAGGAACTCTACCTGTCGACGATGACGGGGACGGGGGACGTGTGGTGGATCGTAGACGGGGACACCCCCTACGACCGGCCGCCGGACTCCACCTTCGCAGGGGTCCTCAGCACCGCAGCAGGCACGCTCTTGGCGAGCTCCATCTTTCAGTACGCCTACACCTTCGAGCAGTTCGGGCGGGAGTCCCCCCCGGCCATCATCGTCGAGGTCACAACGGGGGCCGGGGCCAACAACCAGGTGGTGCTGTCGGGCATCGAGAACACCGAGTACTCCGCCGGCGTCAGCGTCGGGAAGCGGAAGTACCTCTACCGCCGGCAGGTGTCGCGGTCGTCCACGACGCTGGGCAACGTCAACGGGCCGTGGCTGCGCCTCGCCACCATCTCCGAGAGCGCCACCACCTACACCGACGACGGCTCCATCACCCCGACGCGCGCCGACAACAGCGCCATGTACTTCGAGGGGCCGTCCCAGTACATGCGGCCGAAGGCCGACCCTCAGGAGGACGAGGTGCTCCGGGTCCGCTACCTCCAGCGCGTCCGGAAGCTGGTGAGCGACTCCGACGTGCCGTCGAAGTGGCCGTCGGAGTACTACGACATGTTCGTGCTGCTCACCGCCATGGACATCGTCGGGAGCAACTCCGAGCTCGCCAAGTCCCGGAACTGGGAGGTCGCCGCGATGAACATGCAGAAGCGGGCGATGGCCGGCTGGGTGCAGGTGCCGGACCTCCCCACCCAGAAGCAGGGGTGGGGCGTGGGCGGCTTCGGGTCCTACGTGGTCCGCGCGGGCACGGTCACCTCCGACTTCGGGTCCTGAGCCATGCAGAGCAAGGCCCTCGTCATCCCCGGCATCAAGGGCATCGACCAGCGGTGGTCGGCGGGCGCGTCCAGCGCGACTCGCGCCCGAGACCTGCGCTGGGACGGCCGCGGCTTCTGGACCTCCTCCGGGGGCTACGGCCTCTACATGGAGAGCAACGAGAACGCGAACCCCTTCGCCGGCGTCGGGCGCATCAACTCGGCGCACTACTTCAGCCAGCACAACGGAGCGCGCAGCTGGCTCATCTACGAGGCGGCCAACGGCAACCTCTACACGTTCAACCCCTCCACTGCGGCGCGGAGCGGCTCCCCTGGCGACATCGCCGAGGACCGCGCGGCCCAGCAGCAGACCGACCGCGCGAGCCCCACGACCCCGTGGCAGCACAGCCAGTCGGCGACCTGGGGCGACAACTTCTACATCGTCAACGGCATCAACCGGCCCCTCGTGTTCGACGGGTACTGCTGGGACTACGCGGGGTTCAGTGGACCCGCCGGGTCGCCGTCGGCAGTGGTAATGGCCCGGCCGTTCGCGACCACAGGGAGCGGAATCAAGCTGACCTCCGTCGGCCTGGGTCCGACGAGCAGCGACGCCGATGTTGATTACAAGGTGGCCTACCGCTGGCGTGTGGCGTTCCGGAATGTCCGAAAGCAGTTGTCGCCGCTGTCGTCGCCCTCGGAAATCGTGAGCTTCACCAACTCTGGAGGGTCTGAGGAGTCTGACGGGGGGCACCTGGCGGCCCTCAACCTGCCGATTGGCGGGCCGGAGGTGACTACCCGGGTGCTGTTCCGCACCCAGAACATATACGACTCCACAGGGAACCCCATCCAGGGGTACGCCGATCAGTTCTTCTTCCACTCGGAGATTCCGGACAACGTCACCGCAGTGGTTCTCGACGGGTTGCTCGACAGCAATCTCGGCACCCCGGTGGACGACCTGGACTACGGGCCGTGGCCGACGGGGGCGAAGTTCATCGCGCCGTTCAAGGGGTGCATGTTCGCCACGGGCAGCACCCAGACGGACGTGTTCTACTCGGCCCCCGGCTCCCCGGAGAACTTCCCCATCGACAACGTGTTGCCGGTGGGCGACGCCTACCTCGGGCCCATCACGGGCCTGTACGGCACCCGAAACGCGCTGGTGGTGTTCAAGGAGCACGGCATCTACTTCATCAAGGGCGACCCGGTGAACGGCTTCACCGCCTCGCTCTTCACGAAGACCACGGGCTGTGTGGCGGGCAACACCGTGCGCGAGGTGCCCGGGCTCGGCCTGGTGTTCCTCGGCAGCAGCGGGGTGTTCCTGCTCCGCGGCACCCTTGAGAACGAGGGGGTGCAGACCGAGGTGGTGCCCCTGCACGTTCCCATCACGGAGTGGATGAAGAAGCTGAACCGCTCCGCGCTCATCGGGGCGGTGGCCGCGGTCTACCACCGGGACAAGGAGTATTGGCTGGCGGTGCCATCGGTCGGGTCGGCGGAGAACGACCTGGTCCTCGTCTTCCACTACGAGGTGGGGGAGTGGACGACCCGCGAGGACTTCCCCATCTCGTGCATGCTCGAGACCCCCGACCACCGGGGGCACCTCGTCTTCGGCAGCTGGGACCCCAACAGCGAGGGCATCCACCTGTACTCCCCCGCCTTCGCCGACAAGAACGGCACCGCCATCGCGCCGCTGTACCAGACCGGCTGGTTCAACGTGGGGGCCATCTGGCGCTCGATGCGGCCGAAGTACGTGCAGGTCCAGTGCGGCCTCCACGGCGACAACGGGCTCAACCTCGAGGTCACCACCAACCGAAAGCTCGCTGCCTGGCCCGCCCAGCCCGCCGAGCCACAGCAGTACCCAGGCGACGCCCAGCCCGTGTACGGCACGGCCACCTTCGACTCCGACATCAACTGGACCGCGTTCCGCCCGGGGACGCTCCGGTTCGACATCGTGGACGCCAAGCAGGCTATGGTTCACGAGATGAGCGTGGCCTTCACCCCGGACAGCGGCAAGCGGTGGATGTCGCTGGTCGTCATCGACCCCGAGATTTCCCCCGACGACCCCAACGAGGCGAAGCCCATCGGGCCCGGCCGAGGGGGGCGCTGAGATGGGCCAGCGCTACCGGTTCACCTTCACCGAGACCGGCGACGTCCTCGACCCGGCTGCGTGGGTGGAGGACAACAACGAGCTCGCCTCGGAGCTCAACGGCTACCTCGACCGCGACAACTTCGCACGGAACGACATCCTTCAGGCAGAGATCACCGCGAACGCCTTCACCAAGGTAGAACCGTTCTACTCCACGTCCATCTACACCCCAGACAACACCGTCATCTCCTGGCAGGGCGGCACGGGGAATGACGCGGACGGCATCTTTCAAGAAGCGGTGACCTGCGAGGTCGACTGCCTCTTGGTGTGCGAGTTGAGCTTGGGGTGGGTGTGGGACAAGGATGTCACGCGGTACTCCCTCGCGGGCCTCGGTCCCACGACGTCGGGGGACATCTTCGTGAGCGACTCCACCGTGGATACCATCCAGTTCCGCATTGCGGTGGATGGGGTTGAGGTGGCGCGGAGCGGGCTTTTTGAGGACATGCACCACCGCTACGGCACGTACATCCTCGGGGCCAAGGTGGTCACCTCCGGGGTCCACACGGTGTCCGCGGAGTGCGTCCTCATGCGTCGCCGGTGGGAGGGGCTTCGGCAAGACGGGGCCAACACCTACACGGTCGACATCTCCAATCGGGTACTGCTGGTGACCCAGGAGAAGAGGTAGCATGTCCCGTGTAGTCGTCACCGACCTTGTGCCGGGCACCGAGGCCACCAGCGCCGACGTCAACGCCACGATCACGTCGTGGAACGCTGCTGCTGGCGCAGGGGACATCGGCCCCAACAATGTGCGTCAGGAGGGCATTGACCGGCGCACCTTGGCTCTCGGGGGGCAGGCGATTCAAGCCCCTCCAGCGGACTTCGCCGCCTGCTTCGAGAGCGGGTCCACTGCCACGGTCAACGCAATCACAGCGACGTGGGGGATTGTCGACGTAGGGGCCACGCTCTACATCGGCCCGATGACCGACCTCTCGTCGTCGTCTTCCGAGACGGTGGTCGTTCGGGCGAGCGTGTGGTTCGCTGGACCAGCGCTGGATGGGGCCACCGACCCCGCGCTGTACGAGTTCATCATCCAGAGCAGCGTGGATGCCGCGACGTGGGTCGACTACGACGAGTCGTACCAGCCGTTCCAAGTTACGGCGTTCACCACTGACGTTCAGCCGAGGTGCGTCGGGGTGTACACGTCCCTTGTGGCCACCACCCCGGCCGGGAGTCGGGTGTATTGGCGGGTGGCGTACAAGGCGAGCGCGGCCGTGGAGTGCGACGGCGGCACCATCTACATCGAGGAGTACGCGCGGTAATGCCGATCTCCATCAGCACGTTCTCCTCGGGGGCCGTCATCAGCGCCACGGAGCTTCGCTCCCGCGCAGCGGCCATTGAGGACTACGTCAACAAGCAGATTGAAGCCGGGGATCGCACCACGAACTGGATGACATCCGGGCACGTCTACGGCCCCGATTTCCAGTACGGCAGCGGCTACGACGCGCACCTGCCCTTCACCGGCGGCCACGCCTACTGGTCCCAGCGCCCCAACGACGACGGCCGCCGCGCCATCTTCTCCTGGTTCGCTGGGGAAGGACCCGCGATGGTGCCGGGCCTCACGCGCACGATTCAGCTTCCGGAGGCTATGCCTTCTGGGAAGTACCGGGCGTTGGTCCTGGCCTCGTTCTGGGGCTACGAGTACGGCGGGCTGGGAGAGAACAACACGGCCACCGTGACGGTTACGCCCTTCCAAGACGAGGAGAGCGCCCCCGCGTGCTCCTTCCGACTCTACGAAGACGGGGCCGAGGTGCCCGCTACCTCGCGGAAGGTGTACCCCTCCAGCTGCGCGACAGACAACGGGTGGGTGGGGGGATCGAGCGGCACCTGGGGCGCCGCCTCGGGGCTCATCTACTGCCGGAAGCAGATCAGCATGGTCCACGCGGTGCATTGGGGCACCGCCGGTGTCCACACGGTCGGGGTCGGGGTCACCTGTCCCGCCGCCGGGGCAGGGCAGTGGAAGCACATTTTCGTGCGCGAGGGGTCGTTCTACGTGCGGTATCGCATCCGGTGAATATTCTGAGAGCAGGAAGGTGACTCCATGACTCTGCTTCTGCTCGTCTCCGGTTGCGCTGAGGTTTCCGAGAGCGTCGAAGTCGCCCCGCGGTGGTACGTCTACGAGGCCGAGTGTGCGGATGCCGCGGCGGTCTGGGAGGCACCCCCGGGGCTGGTCGCTCTCACGATTCGACGGCCGGACTCCGGCGGCGCCGACTTCTACATCGGCGGCAGCGTCTCGGCAGACGGGCTGCTCTCGGTGACCTGCACCGACGACGTGAGCATCCTGTACGCCGTCGTGGAGTAGGACATTGCGGAGTAGGCCCCCGCGCCGCCAGAAAACGGGGTAGAATCCCCCCGGGGAACTGCGCCATGGCTGAAGCCCAGAAGTACGACAAGACCCGCAACGCCAACGCGGCCGGCACCGGGGCCTTGACGGGCGCCTCTGGTGGGGTGGCTACGGGGGCCACCATTGGCGGTGCGCTGGGAACGGCGCTGGCCCCAGGCGTCGGGACGCTGATCGGCGCGGGCATTGGCGCCGCCATCGGCGCGGGCACGGGTGCCGGGGCCAGCGCTTGGATGGATGACGCGGCCCAGAAGCAGGAGATCAAGACCTCCGAGGAGAACGTCGCCATGGCGCAGAAGGCCGAGAAGGAGGCCGCCATCGACTCCGCCGCCCTGGCGCGGTCGATGCAGAAGCCCGCCTCGGGGCGCGCCGGCGGCGCCGGTCTGCCCAGCGGCTCGGCGTACCTCCCCGCCTCGGGGGTCACCAGCTACGACTCCTGGAAGTCCCGCATCTCCGGCGGGTACTGAGGTGGCCGCGTCGACTCGCCAGTTCATGTACACGGGGGCCGACGGCAAGCCCGTGTACGTGGACGCTGTGATGGCCCCCGACTACCACGACGAGTACACCACGCCCGGCGACATCAAGCGGGCGCAGGACGCGGCGTTCGCCGAGTACGGCATGAACGCGGCCGCCGGCGGGCTGGGGCTCCTTGGGCAGACGGCGCTCTCCTACGTGGATACCGCTCAGGACACCAAGAACAAGTCCGAGCTCAAGAAGCTCGAGGGCCTCGAGAAGCGCGGGAAGCTGGGCCTCACGGGCGAGGAGCGCACCACCTACGAACGGGGACTCCTGAACCCGGTCAAGGCCGCCGCGGCCGAGCAGGGGCGCCGGGACGAGGCGCGCCTGGCCTCCGGCAGCGCGGGCCGCAGCGCGGCTGACGTGGTCCGTGCTCAGCGCGAGACCGACCGACGTCTCGACGACGCGGGCCTCTCCGCGGCGCAGAAGATCGAACAGGCTCACCTCGGGCGCAAGGCCGAGCAGCGCACCGAGATGGAAGAGCGCCGCAGCTACGAGAGCGGCCGCGAGACCCAGCGCCTGAACCTCGTGGGGCAGACCATCCCCGGCGTGCTCGCCAACGTGGGGAAGGTCATGGCAGGGGTCGCCGCGCCGGCGGCCATGACCGACGCTCAGGTGCTCCGCATGCAGGCGGCGACCGACGCCAAGGGCCAGCCCCTCTGGCCGGGCCTGCAGGGCAAGACCCTCGACGAACTCCGGACGCTCCTCAAGGGCGCCGCGTGGCAGAAGAATGCCCTCGGCGCCGCGCAGGCCGCTGACGCAGGCGTCGCAGACACCTCCACCGGCCGGACGGACTGACCATGGCGCGCATCCAGGACTACTACCAGAACCGCCGCGACCTCGGCCCGTCGGCGATGGTGGCGTACCTCGACGCCTGGCTCGACGAGCGCGCGGGGATGAACAAGTCGCTGATGGCCTCCGAGGGGAAGCAGGCCGACCCCAGCCGCCTGGCTGAGCAGGAGGCCCGCATCCGCGCGGCCATGGCGGACCTCCTCAAAGCGAAGGTGAGCGGCTCCGTCGAGCAGATGAAGGCCGCCGACGACCTGGCCAAGCAGGCGCTGTCGTCCTACGAGCAGGTCACCGTCGCCAACGTCAAGGCGGGCTCCGACCGGGCCGTCGCGCTGATCCAGTCCCGCACGGACCTCTCGAAGCAGGACGTCGACTCCCGGGCGGCCATCGCCAAGGAGTTGACGCTGACCAACCCGGACGGCATCAAGATCATCGCGTCGGCCTACGACACCGCCACCACGGAGATGGGCGGTGACCCAGATCGTGTCGCGGACGCGCTCGTTCGGATGGTCACCGACGTCACCAAGACCCACGAGGGCGGGCACAAGGCCAAACGAGATGCGGCAGCTGCTGAGGTCCTGCGCCAGGCGACCGAGGCCGGGAATGCCCACGTAGTGGCGCGAATCGAGAAGGCGTTCTTCAGCGGCTCCGCGGCCGACGACTACTTTGAGAGGGTCTACCCCGGATTCACTCCCGAGGAGCAGGCCAAGGTGTACGAGGAGGTCAAGAAGCTCGGTGCGGGCGCGGACCCGGAGAAGGTCGTAGCCCTCTACGAGAAGCTCACCGCAGCGGGCAAGGGCGGGGGCGGCACGAAGACCAGCACCTCGTACTCGGACATCGTTCCAGACCTCGACGCCAAGCTCAAGTCCCTCGAGGACGCCGCCGACGACCTCGCCAAGGCGCGGCGCGAGGCGATGACCTCGCCCAAGCGCTTCCCGCGCCCCAACTACATGATCGCCAACCCCAACACCTTCACCGACCCGCGGCAGGTGGCGGAACTCCGGAAGTGGGGGGTCTTGGACCCGACCTACGTCGAGGAGATGGTCACGGCTCGCCAGCGGGAGGGCACCTGGGCGGGCGCCCTCAAGTCCGTTGGGGAGCGCGGCGGTGCCTCGCAGAGCATCGAGAAGGTCGCCCCGCTGGTCTTGACCGAGGAGCCCGGCGCACAGGTCACCTACACCGACGCCGAGGCGGCGTGGCTGGGCACGCTCAAGCGGGCCGGTTCCGGCGAGCCCTTTCCGGGGAAGGGGGGCTACACCTACACCCTGAACGCCGACGGCTCCATCACGTCTCTGGCCCCGGAGAAGGGCAAGAAGCCCGTGAAGGTGGAGAAGGGTTCCGCGCCCCACACTGCCATCTTGGAGGAGGTGTTCCCCGCACCTGGCCTCCCCGACGAGGTCTCGGACCTCTACGCCCCGTCCATCGAACTCGCCAAGGCGGGACAGTGGGCGAAGGCGGCCGAAGCAGCCGAGAAAGTGAGCCACGACGACGTGCGCTCGGCCTACGCCCAGGCACTAGTCGACGTGGCCTCTGGCCGGTCGGCGTTCTCCGGCGTGCCTTCCGAGGGCCAGATGGAGGCCATGGCCGCCAGCATCGGCGAGGGCGGCGGGAAGTGGGGAGAGCACTTCCGCGACCTCCTGCGCCTGCCCGTGTCCGACCAGTACGCCAAGAGCAGGGTCATGGGCGCCGTCGACAGCCTCGGCAAGGCCCTGCACAAGACCCCGGATGTCGAGCGTGATCTCGACGAGTCCGACATCGACGAGCGGGCGTATGGCCTCGCCGAACTCCGTGCGGGGCGGGAGTTGAACACCGGCGCCTACGCCCGCGGCGCCTACGCCCGCGGCGTGGAAGATGCGACCGGTCCGGTCAAGGCCCTCGTAGAGTCCTCGTCGCCCGAGGTCGTGCGGGAGCAGCTGCGAGGCCTCCCGGCAGAGCGCAAGGGAGTCGTTCCCGACTACGAAGCGGGCGTCCCGCGCGTGGTGGGGGACGCCCTAACCAATGCGAGCCCGCGGACGTTCTCTCCGGTCGTCTACTTCGACGAGCCGGAGCGGGAGTCCCCGCTGGCTGCGCCGGACGCGCGTCTCGCGGCGGCCGACGGGGCCCTCGGAGAGTCGGGCCCGGGGCTCGACCTTCACGCCGACGTGTCCGAGGCCCAGCGGGTGCTGGCGACCCTGGACCAGTGGGAGAAGGACAACCCGCTCTCGGCGGACGCCCCCGCTTCGAAGCAGGACCGGGAGGCTGTGGCGTTCACTCGGAAGGAGTGGGAGAAGAAGCTGGACAGCGCCCGCGCAAAGGCGCGTGCCTCGCGCGATTACGTCGCTCCGGAGGAGCGCGGCGCGGCACTGCTCCGCGACCGTGTGCAGAAGGAAGCCGAAACGGTGGCGCCCCCGACCGTCCGACCCCCGATCCGGCAGGCTCCGCCTGTGTCGGCGGCGAAGCCCCCTCCGGCCGCGCTCGACTACGCGGAGCTCTTCAGCGCGTCGGCCACTCCGACGGACGAGTTGGACTACGACCTCGACGAACTGATGGGCCGTGCGCCCGCTGGAGCGAAGCGATGACCCGCGAAGAAGCCAAGGCCGCGCTCATGGAGCGCGAGAAGCTGACTGCCGACGAGGCGGAGGCGCGCATCTCCGCATTCGAGATGAAGAAGCGTGGTGGGGGGGCGGCCCCGGTCGCGAAGCCCGCCGCGCGGCCGACCCCCGCCCCAGCGCCAGCCCCGGCCGCGCGGCCGACCCCCGCCCCAGCGCCGGCCGTAGCTCGACCGATGGCCCCCACGCCGGCGCCAGCCGTCGCGCGACCGATGGCCCCCACGCCGGCCATGACCGACAAGGCCCCCGCAGGGGGGTACACCGAGTCCGCCGGCGGGTACACGGAGGGCACGCCTGCCCCAGCTGCGAAGTACTACATGGACGACCCGGCCCCCGTGACGACTCGGGAGGGGAGGGCCGTGCGCCGGTGGCTGGACCACGGCGGGCAGGCTTCAATCGACGCGGCGAAGGCTGTGGGGCGAGGGGCGCAGTCGGCAGCGCGGGGCTTCCACCGCGCGGAGATGGACGCAGGCAAGGCCGCGCTCGGGGCGGGAAAGGAGATTCTGAAGGCCCCGCTGACCGTCTTGCGCGCAGGCGCCGGAATGGGGCATCAGATGCGGGAGCAGCGCGACCTGGCGCAGCAGAGCCGCAGACCGGCATTCGACCCGAAGGGCGTGGAGGAGGCGAAGAGCGTCCTTCGCGACGCCCTCGGCATGGCCCCCGCGGTGGACCTGCAGGGCTCACAGGGGCCGGACTACTACGACGAGTCCATCGCCGCCCCGCCCGCGGCGCCCGGACCCCGCCACGGGCCGGAGCGGCCTGCCTCCAGCGCCCCGCCCGCGGCGGGCCTCTCGGCGGAGGCGTTCGACACGCTCACCGAGGCGGATGCGTACCTCAAGCAGAAGGCCCCCCAGCGGGACATCAACGAGTGGGGCACCCCGGAAGAGCGCGTGACCGTGTACGAGTATCTCCGGACGAAGGACGCCGCGCGGAAGAGGTGATAGACTGGGGGGATGCCGAGCCCGCGATCTCCCCAAGAAATCCTTGATGCGCTGGGGATGACCGAGGACGAGGTTCTCGGGCCCCTCCCGCCCAAGGACGCCGTCGAGCTCGCACCCGAGGACTACCGCGACCCGGAGGTCCTGCCCGTGGGCGAGGAGCCCCCGGAGGGTGGCGCGCGGACCCCGCGGGGTCGCATCGCCAAGGGCTACGCGAGTGCCGTCTACGAGGATGGGAACACTGCCCTCCGCTCGCTTCGCGGGGACGTGGCGGACCACCTCATCACCCAGGGGCTTGCCCCTGAAGACGCCAGGCTCACGGCCTACGAGGACACCCGGCACCTCGAGGCCACCGGCCACGTCGAGGACAGCGAGGACGCGGCCGACGCCATCCGCGCGCGTGAGGGGGAGCCGACCGTCGGCAAGGCCCTCACCATGGCGGTCAACCGCGTCACCCCCATCGGGCTGGACCAGGGCCCGGAGGAGTGGGGTCGCCGCGTCCGCGAGAACGAGAAGGCCACCTGGGGCGAGCGGTCCGACGCGCTCGGCAAGGCCTTGCAGGGCGAGGAGATCACCGAGGCGGACGCCAAGGCGGCGGGCATTGACCTCCCGCTCGTGCAAGAGCTCAAGAAGGCCTACGTCTCCCACTTCGGGGAGATGGTCTACACTGCCGGCTCGGCGGGCATCCTCCCGACCATCGGCTCCATCACGGGGCTGATTCCGGGCTGGAGCGACGTCGTCGAGCAGTCGGGCAAGAACCTCGAGGTGGCGAAGGAGGGGAAGAAGTATGTTACCTCCGAGGAGCTCGTCAAGATCGCCGCCTACGGCGGGGTCAACTCCCCCATCGGCGACGCCATCCCCTACATCGTGGATGCCGCGGTCGACTTCCATGACGTGGTCACCGGCGAGGACAAGCAGGGCAGGCTCCGCAGCGCGACCGGCGGGACCGTGGGGGACGTGTTCTGGGACTTCGTCTCCAAGGGCCGGCACAACGAGAAGTTCGACCCCGCGGCCAAGGCCCTGTACGAAGAGGGGGATGTCGCTGGCTTGGGGCAGCTGGGCATGGTCGACATCCCTGAGCACGTTCCGGCGGTCAAGGTTGACCTGCCGACGTTGAAGAGCGCCGTGGAGGCGGGGGGTCTGCTGGCCGAGGCGCCCGAAGCAGATCGGTTCCGGGTGGGGATGTCCAGTGGTCTGTCCGACGAGGTGCTCCAGACCCTCGCTGACGCCATTCCTCTGGACGTGGTGCGCCGCGCGCAGCCGGACGCGGGCCCGACGTTGAAGTCCGTGCTCGCGGCCTACACGGCTCGCAAGAAGATTCAGGAGATCGTAGGCACCCCCGAGGCAGACGACGCCCTCAAGGTGGCCGCGGCCGCGCTCCACGACCGCGAGGTGCGGGAGGACGGCTCGGTGTACTTCGTGCCGTCCACCACGCAGAAGGTCCTGACCGCAATCAATGCGGCCGTGCCTCTCGTCATCGAGGCAGATGTTCCCGTTCTCGGGCCCGTCGCCGGCGTCTACGGGGGCGTGCTCAAGGCCATGGGCTTCGAGAAACTCGGGGGCATGGCGGAGTCGGCGAGGTTCCCGACGGCAGCTGGCAACGAGTCCATGGTCGCTTCCGGCGACTTCGATTGGGTCCTTGAGGGCATGGGCCTTCAGGGCAGCACCTCTTCCGAGCGTCGGCGCGACATCGGGGAGTCTCGGTACATCGACCGCGTGTTGGCCGACATGCAACTGCCCCAGTACCAGAACTGGGGCCTGAAGGAGCTCGGCCGCGACCTTGGGGTGAAGCCGGGCTCCACGGCGGACGTGGCCCTCGGGACCGCGGACCTTGGGGCGGACACCGTCGTGCCCTTCGAGGAGATGTTCCTCGGGCCCGCCGGCTCGGCGGTCACCATGGCCTCGCGCGCGGCGACGGCGGCGAAGCTCAGCAAGATGCTCGGGCGGAGCAACTCCCAGGCGGCACGCGTTGCGGTGCGAGCGGCGCTTCCCCAGTTCCTGGGCGGGTCGACGGATGCCGTCGCGGCCATGGACGCGGCCCTGCGGACGGCCGTCGCCGACTCGGTGGCGGCGGGCGAGGTGCTCTTCACGGTTGGCCGCGGCGAGGACGCCGTGAAGGGGACGCTCTCCAAGGAGGTCCAGCGTGCCGTCGGCAACCTCCTCGAGGACGTGGGCATCCGCAAGGAGGACGTGTTTCGCACGGTCAACGACCTCTCCTTCGCGCAGAAGGCCAAGAACACCGTCATCGTGAAGGACTGGATGGCCCGGGGCACTCCCGAGCAGAAGGCCCTCCGCGAGACGGCGGAGTGGAAGGCGGTGCGACAGGGGCTGGAGGAGTCGGCCCCGCCAGAGGTCGTGGACGCTGGCATGGCGCTCAACGAGTGGATGGCGCACCAGGCAGTGGTGCTGGGCGAGTTCCGCTCCCCCAAGGACTGGTTCGCCGCGCAGCGCGTGGGCAAGGCCATCGACGGTGCCGCGCCTCCTCCGCCGCGCCCGACCACGGTCGCTGACGCCCTGCGCGCGGCCGCTACGGATGCGGACGGCGAAGTGTCGGCAATGGCTGCGCGCCTCTTGGCGATGAACCATCCGGCGGTGACGTCCGCCGCGCTCGACGTGGGCGTGGACCTCGGGCCCGGCGTGCACGGCCGCTACGACATCGCGGACAACCACATCGTCCTGTCGCCGAGCGCGACCGCGAGCACCCTCGTCCACGAGGTGGCGCACGCGGTCACGGCCCACGCCCTTCGCAACGTCGACACCCTGTCGCCCGCCGGTCGCAAGGCGGTGGCGGACCTGCAGGCCCTGTACGCCAAGGCCTCGGAGTCCCCCGACCTGCAGGCCGTCGGCCTGGGTCTGGACAACCTCGACGAGTTCATCGCTGAGGCCTACTCCAACCCGGCCTTCCGCGCGGCCTTGCGGAAGGTGAAGGTCACCCCCACCAAGAGCGCCTGGCGGGTGTTCGTCGACACCGTGGGACAGCTCCTGGGTCTCAAGACCAAGCCTGAGCTCGACGCCCTCGACCGGACGCTGAGCAAGATCGAAGTCGTGGCCAAGGAGCGCGTGGTGCCGGGCCGCGGCGGAGGGTCTCTGGCTTCTCGGGCGGCGCTGGTCAAAGACCCGCCGGCCCCGGAGCCCCCCGACGTTCTTCCAGAGCGGCACCCCGCCGACACCTGGGCGGACGTCCGCGGTCCCATTGGGTGGTGGATGCCTCTCGACGAGGTCGAGTTCCGCATCGGTCAGATGGCGGAAGAGCACGCCATCTTCTTCGACCGCGAGGGGCGCCAGATTGCGCGCTTCGGGCCGGAGGACACTCGTCGGGACGCCCCGGGGTACGATCCTGCCACCGCGTGCATCATCTACCCCAAGGCGCTGGACGACCTCGCGGCCTCGGGTGGCGGGGTCTACACCCACAACCACCCCAGCGGCAGCGCCCCGTCCATCGACGACGTTCTCGTGGCACGTCGCGGGAACGTGGACGCACTGCGCGCTGTCGCACGGAACGACGGATTCACCTGGGTCGTTCGCCGGCCAGAGGCGGGCTGGCCAGAGACCGATGTGTTGCGAAGGGCGTGGAAGGACCTCGCGCACACCGTGTACCTGTCTGCCAAGAAGCGCATGGACGCCCGCATCAAGGCTGCGGGGGGGAACCTCTGGGAGGGCGACCGGGCGGCTGGCTTCTCTGAAACCGTATGGAAGGAGTACCTCACGAATGGCTACGACACCCACTGGGCCGAATACTTCGGGGACCTTGGCATCGTCCTCGAGCGGGAACGGCACCCCCATCTTGGTCAACTCGGACTGGACGCCCCGGTACGGGGAGCCGCTGGTGCTCCCGGAGCCGGACCCGCAGTTGCTGGAGCCACCGAAGCGGCCCGCTACCCCGCCGTCGGAGTAGGCGAGCAGGGCAGGCTGTTCTCCCGTGCTGCGCCGGAAGGCGGCACTGTTCGGAAGGGCCGGCTGGGTTCGGACCTCCCCCGACTGCTGGACCTGCTCGGAGCGAGCATGTACTCCAAGCCGCTCGCAGAGGTGGCTGTCAAGGAGTTGGTGCAGAACGCATTCGATGCAATCAAGGCCACTGCCCGCACGGATGGGCAGATTCACGTCACCCTGAACGCCCAGGAGCGCACCCTCTCGGTGGCGGACAACGGCAAGGGGATGACCCCGGAAGTCGTGCAGGACGCGCTGTTCACGGTCGGAGGAACCAACAAGGAGGGGCTCGCCGTGGGAGACCGCTCGGGCGGGCTGGGGTTGGCCAAGATGGCCTTCCTGTTCGGGTCCGAGTGGGTCGATGTGGACACGGTGCATGGGGGGGTTCGCACCCGCGTTCACGCCACGTCGGCGCAGATCAAGGCCTCCGACTTTGACATCGTGACTGAGCCTGCCCCCGGCGCGCCCAACGGAACCAATGTCACTCTCAAGATTCCGGAGACGTACCGAGACCCTGCCTCTGGAGCGGACCGCACCATCTACCTCTTCAAGGAGCAGATGACGAGCGAGCAGGGGTCGGGGGTGCTGGACAGGCCGCTTTTCGGGAACGTCGAGGTCCTGTTCACGGAGGTTCCGCGGTACGGAACGCCGTCAACCGCCACGCTGCCCGTTGGCAGGAACACTGACCCGCTCGCAACCCCCCTCCTGACCCGCGCAGCGTTCGACTGGGGCTCCGCGGACGTCTACATGGGGGACGCCCGGAAGAAGTACCCCCGGCACCGAGTACTGTCTGCGGGACTGCATCAGTTTGATACTGCCATTCTCGCAGGTAACGAGCGCATCCCCTACGACATCGTAGTTGACATTCGCCCGGGAGTGGACCCGCTCCACCCACACTACCCGTTCAACAACCAGCGGGAGGGGTGGCGCGGTACGGTCGAGGCCGACGTCAAGGCCCTGAACGGCTACATCGCCAAGCACTCCAGCGGCCGCGCCGCCGCAGAGACGTCGGACGTGTTCAAGGGGGCCGTCACGATGCCCCGTGTGGCGCCCGACGACCTGGATGTCGGAGCGGCCGCTCCCGCGGCTGTGAAGGCGTTTGCGCCGAAGGCTCCCCCTTCTCCACCCCCCGAGGGCGCCGCGGCCCCGAGGGCGCCCGACGTAATCAAGATCAGCGCCGGCGCTGTGGCCCCTTCGGTATCGGAGCGGGCGGCCCCAGACAGCTTCCGTCCCGAGAGGGCGGCCCCCGACCTTCAGTCCTTCGTCGGGTCCGTGGCCGTGGACCCCCTGAAGCCGCTCTTCCACAACAACACGGGAGTCGACTACATCGGCGCGGTGCGGGCGGCGCTGCCTGGCGCCGAGCCCGAGCGGTTCCTCGCGGAGATGGGGTCGCTGGTCCTCGACTTCAAGGAGGCCGCGGCCAAGCAGGACAAGTACGGTCTGGCCGATCTGGTCTCGTTGGAGAACCCCTACGCTGCAGGCATCTCCATCGACAAGGACTACCGAGGGGTTCACGTCAAGGTCCCGTACCGCGCGTTCTTCCTGAATCCCCTCGCGGCCACCAACGAGACCGCGTCGGGCCTTGCGGAGAGCATGCTCCACACGCTGGTCCACGAAGTGGCGCACACGACCGTGATGGCGCACAACGAGAACTTCGCTCTCGCGCTGGCGGACGTTTACGACCGGCTCGGAGACTCCGGGGACACAGACATCTTCCGGGCGCGGCTGCGGAAAATACTGACGCGGCACCAAGACACCTTCAACGAGATGAGGCGCATCTATGACAGCCCCCGCACAAGCAATCTCCGAGGCGCTCTGGAAAACGGCGAGCAGCTTTCCACCCGAGGAGCGCCCGGCCCAGGTGAAGGCGGCCCTGGAGCAGCACCTGGAGATGCTGCAGCAGTCGGGGGGCTCGACGGAGATGCAGGCCCCGCTCGTCGAGGCGTTGGAGAGCCTTCTGCTCGAGAACTGATCGAGGCGGCTCTGCCGGGTCTCTCCGGGCACGGGAACGCCGCGCGGCCGGGTCCGCTCTACTCCCGCGCGGCCCCGGCCCCCTCGGCAGTCCCGAAGCCGTCGCTTCCTGAACCCACCGACGAGGTGCGTCGAGCGCATCAAGCCCTCGTCGTCAAGCGACTGCTGTCGCCGAGCGCAGAGACGCGCGCGGCGCACCAGGCGTACCAGGCGGAGCACCCCGAGGTGCTTGCATGGGCGGAGTACCGGGCGGCTGTCGCCGACGCAGAGTTGGCTCAAGCGCGCGAAGCTGCCCGCGCGGAGTACGAGGCCGGAGCCCCCGCCCGTCAGGCTGCAGCGGACGCGAAGGCGGCACGGTATGCGGACGCGAAGGCGACCGGAAAGAAGCTGCCCCCGGAAGAGCGGGCGATGAATCGTCGCGAGTGGTTCGGGGACTCCGCGGTGACGACCACGGGCGAGGCCGGTGGGAAGCCGCTGGTCGTCACGCACGAGTCGCCGTCAAAGTTCTCGGAGTTCCGGGCAGGGGAGTTCGGCTTTCACTTCGGGGTCGGCATCCCCGACGGGATGTTCGGCAGCAACCGGGTGTCGGGGCTGCTCCGCATCAACAACCCGATGCGGATGGCTGACCTCGGGGTGTGGACGCCGGAGCGGGTCCTTGCGGAGGGCGGGTTCAGCACCGCGGAGCAACCGCGCCTGCTGGCGGAGGTTGAACGGATTCGGGCGGAGGCGGACGCGCCGACGAAGGCCATGGTCGCGAAAGCACGGGCTTCTGGAGACGTGGCCACGGCCGAGAAGTGGCAGGCCCTCTTGGAAGATGGCAGCGATGCGGCGACCTTCCGCGACCGCCGCGGGAACTACCTGGCGAGCCGGCCGGTGCATGACGCCCTCCGCGAGAAGGGCTACGACGGCATCGTGTACCGCAACGAGGCGGAGGGGGTCGACGACTCCTACATCGCCTTCGAGCCGCAGCAGTTCAAGTCGAACAAGAACGTCGGGACCTACGACGCCACCGACCCCCGCTTCCTGTACAGCCGCGCCGCGCCAGCCCGCGCCGCCGAGGAGGCGGCCGAGCCCCTGCCCGTGTTTCGATCTCCTGCCGCCACAGAGCAGCGCTGGCATCGGATTGGCGACGACCATCAGTACACCGAGTTGACCATCTCCCCTGAGGGGGCGCTGGACCCGTCGTTGCCGAGCTACGCGAAGCGGGGAAGGATGTCCAGCGGTCGCGGGACAGGGTTCGCCTCTGGCATGTACGCATTCGCTGACGCGCGCCAGGGGACGGTTCCCGTTCTCCCCGCCCGGAACCCCCTGACGCTTCGGTCGTGGGGGCTTGAGGTGCCCAATGCGGCGGCCGAGTTCCAGCGGGATGCGTCGTCTCTCCTGTTCCTCGCGGAGCGCCTTCGCGACCTGTCTCCGGCGAAGCGCGCAGAGGCCATCGATCTGTTGCGCGCGAGGGTGTCCTCCTCCTTCGAGGAAGTGTACGACGCCGAGAAGCGCCTTGCCTCCCCCGAGTTCGGCATTGGTCGGGGTGTGTTTGGCGGGGAGCCCAAGTTCCCGTCCGACCTCGCGACCGCCCTTGACCCCCTCCTCTCGCGCTGGCGGAGGGTGGGTGTGCCTGCGGGCCTCGACGGAGCCGGCACGGTGGACGCGCTGATCGATGCGGCGGCGACGTGGGGCAAGCACCAGCATGTCCACCCGGTGAACATCCTGCTGAGTCGAATGGGCCACGACGGCATCGAATGGGCGGGAGGGGCGCTCAAGGAAGGCAACACCGGCGCCCACGGCTTCGTCAAGTTCCCGCCCATCACCGCAGACGGCGCTCTCGTTGACGTCGTTCCAGACCCTCGTCATGGCTACGCGGTGACGCACGGTGGGCGCGACCCGCGGGTGCTGTACTCCCGCGCCGCGCCAGCCCGCGCCGCCGAGTACCGCGGTGTAGACGGCAAGCCCCGCACCGCCACCATGTTCAGCGGCGGTGGGCTGGTCGAGGCGGGTCTCCGCAAGTACATCGACCCGGTGTTCGCGGTCGAGGTGAGCCCTGAGATCGGAGCCGCGTACAAGGCGGCCCACGGCGACCACGTCCGCATCGACGACGTCCGCAACGTCGACCTCGGCGAGGCTGGCGACGTGGACTACCTGCACGCCTCCCCGGTCTGCAAGAACTTCAGCGCCGCCAAAGCCGTCACGGAGTCCGGTGAGCAGCCCCTGGACCTTGAGACGGCTCGGGCCACCGCCGACGCCGTCCACCGCACCCAGCCCGCGGTCTTCACGCTGGAGAACGTGCGGGGCTACCAGGGCACCGAGGCCATGGGGCTGGTCGAAGCCGCGCTCCGCGAGGAGGGCTACACCTTCGACGCCAACGTCTACGACGCGGCCGACTACGGCGCGGCCACCCGACGCAAGCGTCTGCTGCTCCGGGCGGTGAAGGACGGGGACCTCCCCCCGGTCCCGGCGCCCACGCACGGGCCCGGCCGGGCGCAGCCCTACGCCGACTGGTACGCCGCCGTTGAGGACCTCGTAGATGACCTGCCCGACGACGTGGTCCCCCCGTGGATGCGACGGCGCCTCGAGGCGGCGGGGATCGATCCCGACGCGCCGGCGAAGCCCACCATCGTCATGGGCGGCAGCGCTGGGAAGAACGTGCCCTACGCGGAAGCGGGGGGGCCTGCCCCCACGTTCAAGGCCACGCCGGGCGAAGCGCACCGCATCATCTTCCCCGACGGGCGGGTCAAGCGGGTCACGCCCCGCGCAGCCGCTCGCATCACGGGCCTGCCTGACGACTACCCGCTGCCCACCAAGAACGCGACGGCGACGACGGTCATCGGCAACGGCGTGCCCCCGGCCCTGAGCGAGGCGGTGTTCGCGCCGCTCTTGGCGGGCGACCATGTGCCGGGGACGCTCTACTCCCGCGCGGCGCCTATTGAAGACGCCGCGCCCGGCATCGTGGCCCTCCGCAAATACATGCTGGATGCGGCCGGCGACGATACGGCGTTCGACGCCAAGGTCTACGCTGAGCGCAAGCAGGTCTGCGCGTTGACCGGGCACTGCAACGCGGCGGCGTACATCGTTCAGAAGCGCTACGGCGGCGAGCTTCTGAGTGCGAAAGTCGACGGCGAAACGCATGTATGGAACCGGCTCGCCGACGGCACCGAGATCGACCTCACCGGTTCGCAGTACGGCGGGGACGGGTTTCACCCGGTAGCGAAGAATGGAAAGGTGGTGCCACTGCGATCCACGGTGAACCCGCGGTTTGCAGCGTTTGAAGACCGCGTGGCCGCTGCGGAGCTGCGCGCTGCGCGCGACCCTCGGTTCCTCTACTCCCGCGCCCCCGGCAACCAGACCGACACGCCCGCCTTCCAGCGCTTCATCGAGGGCACCAAGGCCGTGGACGAGGACGGCGCGCCGAAGCGGCTGTACCACGGCACCACGCACGACTTCGAGGCCTTCGACGCGCAGAGTGGGAACGTCGAGAACCACCACGGCCGTGGCATCTACCTGACCTCGTCGGAAGGCGACGTCGGGTCCAACTACGCCACCCGCGAGGGGCCCGACCTCAAGAGCCGCATCGAGTCCCAGATGGAGTCCCTCCTCGACGTCTGGGACGACCCCAGCGTGGCGCAGGACTTCGTCGAGCGGTGGCTGGAGGCGCACCCTGAGCGCGCCGCCGAGGGCGAGCGGCTGGTCCAGGTGCTGGACGACGGGGGGAACCCCGACGCGAATCTCTTGCAGGAGATCACTCGGTGGGTAGCCGAGCAGGAGATTGCTGGCTCGCACGGGGGCGCAGTCCTGCCCGTCTACGCCGCCATCAAGAACCCCGTCGATTTGCGGCCCGGCAAGGTGACACGCTTCGACATCGAGACGAAGTGGTCCGAGGACGGTGAGGACTTCCTCGGCGAGACCGGGGCCGGCGTGGAGGCCATCGACGCCATCCGCCGCATGGCCAACTCCTCCGACACGGCGGACCTGATCATCGAGGCGCTCGGGGACATCTCCGAAGGGTTCGACGCCGCTGACCTCGAGCGCGCAGTGCGGGACAACTCCATCGAGTTCCTCGACGACGACTCTTCAGCGGGGCAGTTCCTTCAGGACGTCTACCGCGAGCTGGGCTTCGACGGCATCGTCATCGACGCCTACAAGACCTTCGGCCCCCGGCGCGCAGGGTGGGGGGTAAACCTCCCCGGCATGGCGGGGCTGACCCCCGGCACGGAGCACTGGGTCGCCTTCGAGCCCACCCAGGTCAAGTCCGCCACGGGCAACCGCGGCACGTTCGACCCGAAGGACAAGCGCCTCTTGTACAGCCGCGCGCCTGACGGCCCGACGTGGACCGCCGAGCCCCCGCCCCCGGGCGACAAGGTCCCCGGCATCGTCGACAACCCCGCCCACGCGGCTTGGTCCAAGACGAAGCGTGACCTTGCGAAGGATGTCGCGGACCTCGAGGACGCGGAGCTATCCGCGTGGTGGGAGCACTACGGGCCCTCTCCGGACGCGCCGACGGTCGCGCCCAGGCCGAAGAACTTCGCCGAGGCTCAGGCCTACTGGACCGAGCACGGCGACGACCCGGCGGAGTTCCCCGAGCCCTCCCCCGAGCTCTCTGCGAAGCTGCAGGCCCTCGACGATGCCAACGCCGCGCCCGAGCCCTCGCGCACCACCGCAGGCTTGGTGAACGACCCGGCCCGCGTCATCGTCCGCTACTTCAAGACCGCCAACATGCAGGCCCTGCTCGAGCAGAACGCTCAGGTCATCCGCATGCTGCTCGGGGAGAAGTGGGCGGGCGACCTCATGCGCTTCTTCGACCACGAGGTCGACACAGCCTCCGGCCAGGTGCGCCTCACGAAGAAGGGCGAGGAGCAGTTCAACGTGGCCCTCGCCCGCGTCCTGCGCGGCGACCTCGCGCCCCGCGGCCGGGTGCGGGCGTACTTCGAAGAGCTCCGCGATGCGCTGAGCGACATCTGGCTGAACCTCCGCGGCAAGCCCATGTCGCTGCCCCCCGGCTTCCGCCAGTGGTGGGACGCCACCCTCGACCCGGCCAAGCACCTCCGCGCCCGGGTGAAGGTCTCCGACGAACGCTTCGGGCGCCAGCCGCTCGAGGTCAACGTCACCGTGAAGGCGAACGACCCCGACGCTCCCCCGCCGCCGGACCCCACGCGCCTCGGGCGGGAGCTCGCCGACGTCACGGACGTCATCTACCGAGAGGACTTCAAGCGCGCCAACGCTCTGCACGAGTACTGGAACCTGCCCCTGACGCCCGGGCAGAAGCGCCACGCCCTCGGCATCCTGGGCAGCGACACCGACGTGGATGCTGTCGAGGCCGTGGCCAAGGCCATCGCGCTCCTCGGCACGACGCAGGCCCGCCGCCGCTGGGGCTTCTCCGGCAAGGTGGTGCGGGTGGGTCGGCGCAGCCAGGTCTCCGAAGACCGCAAGGAGAGCGTGCTGAAGCGCGCCCGCGAGGCCTTGCACGGGGCCATCGGCGGCGACGTGGTGGCCGCTCCCGACGGCGGGGTGACCCTCACCCCCGAGCAGGCCAAGGGCCTCGCCGCACACCTCGACCACCTCGTGGACGCCGGGTGGGGCGAGCAGCTGCCGGACGAGTTGATCAGTCCGCAGAAGGACCTCACCAAGCTGACCGAGCAGGAGTGGTCGGACATCGCCAACACCACGGTCGACGACGTGGCGGGCCCTGGCAGCTACCGCGACCGCCAGGCCGACCGGGTCGTGGGCAACGCCGCGGAGAGCCTCCTCGGCCGCGCGGTCGACGCACTGTCCACCGTGCCCATCTTCAACGGCGTGCGCCGGAAGCTGACCGAGGCCTTCGACACGACCTTCGCCGGCAGCAAGAACATCAACCCCGCCGTGGCCGAGGTGGTGGACGGGTGGCGTCGCGAGTTCAGCGACGTGGCATCCCAGATTGCCCGCCTTCGTGAGCATGTTCGCGCGGGCACTGCAGACGAGACGGCCGAAGTCCTGATTCGGAAGATTGCCAAGGAACTGCCCGCCGTGGGCCCCGACCCCAAGGTGGTCGACGACCTGGTGGTGCTGAACCGCGCCCTCAACCCTGAGGGGGACGTCACGCCGACCGTGCAGACCTTCCTCGACAACAAGGCCGCACTACGCGCGCTGTTCGACGCGACGCCGGCCCACGGTCCCGCGGGCATCGTCGAGGCCGACGCGCTCCCCCGCCTCCTCCGCCTCGACGCGACGTCGGACATCAAGGACCCGGTCATCGCCGCGGCGATTGAGGTGATCCAGACCGGCATCCGCCGACGCTACGAGGCGGTGCGTGACACCGGCCTCCGCATCGAGCAGCGTATGTCCGGCCGCGCCGACCTCGGCGTGGCGACGGGCGACCCCAACCTCCCCATCAACGCCTACAAGCTGTGGTACGCGGGCCAGTACCAGGAGCTCGCCGCTCAAGCCCAGCGCCGCGGCCAAACCACCGACCCAGGCAAGTCCGGCGCGTCGGGGAGCTCGAGCGACGCGGCGGGCCTCGTGTTCGACCCAGTGTCCGGCGCCCTCGCGGTGGTGACGGGTCTCCTCGCCGACGGCGTGCTGGCCTCGGCGGCGGCCGATATGATGCGCCTCGGCCTGCCGGTGCACACCGACAGCGTCAACTTCGGCGGGCGCAACTTCGACCAGTGGGTGCCGCTCGGCAGCACCTCGATGTCCCGGGCGAAGTACCGGGCGCTGGTGCAGGAGTACATGAACGCCATCCTCAGCTTCCAGGGTTCGCAGTCCAAGCAGTTCAACGAGGCGCGGGAGTTCGTGGGGACCGAGATGCTCCCGGTCCAGGTGTCGGGGCTGAACGATGGAAAGTTCGACCCGTCCGCCTGGGCAGACGCGCACCGCATCCTCGACTCTTGGGGCATCAAGAGCAACACCTCCGGGATGGAGACGATGGTCCTCCCGACGGGCGAAGAAGTGTTCATGCCCAAGATCATCAAGGACGAGCTCACCGGACTCTTCGACCGCACGGCGAAGGCTGGGCTCCCCTGGACGAAGTCGGCGGAGGGCGAGCCCGACAAGATTCTCGGCCGGTTCGGCGAGTTCGTGGACGGGAGGCTCTACCCCAACAACAACCTCCAGTACAAGGGCAAGGGGAGCCTCGCCGACAACGTCAACATCGCCGTCCGGACGATGGTCAACATCCCCGGCCGCACTCTCGCCATGGCGCGGGTCGGCGTCACCACGGGCGTCGGCATCCCCAACCCCGCCTTCTACATCGGCAACGTCTTCGGCGGCCTCCTGCAAGCCGTCCAGAGCAAGGGCGCTGTGGGCACGGCGCGAATGCTGGGCCGCTACCTGCCCGGCGTCGGCGGAGATGCCGGCAAGGTCCTCCGCAGCGTGTTCTGTCGGGTGTGGGGCGACTCTCAGGGCTACTTCAAGCCTGCTTCGGGGTCGTTCATCGCCGACAACGGCGCGGTCATCAGCGACGACTTCATCACCAAGACCGTGGTCAAGTACGGTCTGCACACGTCGCAGCCGCGGGCCGAGTCGGCCATCCGCATCATCGACGACCTTCGCAACCATGAAGGCACGTTCTGGACGCGGGTGAAGCGCGACCGCATCTTCGACGTGCCGCTCCTCGGCACTGCGGAGAGCGCGGTCCGGACGGGCGTGTCTACGACCTTCCGCTACTGGCAGGGCATCCTCGGAGACGCAGCCACCGCAGTGGACGACCTCTTCCGCGTGGCGACCTACGTCGACGAGCTCGCCGGCGGGGTCGCCCCGGCCGAGGCCGCCGCCGTCGCCCGCCGCACTTCCTTCGACTACGCTGACCTCACGGACTTCGAGAAGGAGCACCTGCGTCGGTTCATCATGTTCTACACCTTCCAGCGTCGCAACGCCGACCTGTTCTGGTGGACGATGCTGAACCACCCTTCCCGCATCATGGGCCAGGTGCGTGCGGTGCGGGACGCGCAGGAGCACTTCCTCGGAGAGGACGACTCCGAGAGCATCCTCCCCGAGCACCTCGACGGGCGCCTCATCATCGGGATGCGGAAGACTCTCGGCGACGAAGCGGCCCTGCGGGGCTCCCTCGGCACGATGACCGTCGCACCTCCGCTCCCGGCGATGGACCACCTCGGGCTGTGGGTCTCCATCTTCCGGTCCTTGAACAGCGACGAGCCGCGGGGCGGGCGCGAGATCATCTCCCGCCTGGCCCCCGAGTACCAGGCGCCGTTCGTCCTCGGCCTGGAGGTCGACATCTTCTCCGGCCGCGACCTCGCCGCCTTCAACACTGTCCCCTCGTGGATGGTGGAGATGGACCGCCAGATTTCCGGCGGGGCCATGGTCGACGACCTGTTCAAGGTCCGCAAGACGGAGAACAGCGACCCCTCCCGTGACGAGGCCCCCGGCGTAGATCGCTGGGAGCCCACGGGAGAGGGCGCGAAGTGGTGGTGGGTCTTCCGCAACCTCGTGCAGGTCCCGCCGTTCGGCCGGGGCACCGATACCATCACCCAGATGGCTCGGGCGGACTGGATTGTCGGGGACGTCGTGAACGGTGCCCGGTGGTATCGAGCCACTCAGGGCCCCGTGGGGGCCATCCGCGACAACCTCACCGACCCCTTCTTCCGCAGCGTGGTCCGCCCGATGATGGACGCCCTCCCTCACGTCGACCCTTCGGCGGTGCAGGTCTACGAGCCCCCGGCCATCGTGGAGGACCTCAACATTGAGCGCGCCGGCTACACGCCGGGCCTTGAGGCCGCGCAGCTGTTCGGCGTCAAGAGCGTCATCGTACCGACGGCCGCCATCACGGCGGACGAGGACGAGGTAGATCGCCGTCGCCGCATCAGCACCGCGGCCTCCGAGGAGCGGAAGCGCGACCCCTACCGGTAGCTGTAAAACCTACCCGCCGGTCGGTTTTGTGTTATCGTTGCCTCCTCTTCGTTCTCTTCCCTTTCGAGGTCTCCAATGAAGCTCGCCGCCGCCGATACCATCATCGAGGAAAGCCTCCTTCTCGACACCGGCTTCGTGTTCTACAACCGTGCGCGCACGGCCAGCATCACTGCGGGGACCTCGGGGTTCTCCGTCGTGGGCGACGCCTCTGACACCGGCATCGCCGGTACGGCGGGCTCCTCGGGTACGGGCACCACCTCCGGCACCGCCGGCGGTGCGATGGCTCGCACCGGCGGCGCGGGGGGCTCGGCCACCTCGACCGCGGGGGCGGGCGGCGGCGCCGGCGGTGCGGTCGCCAACACCGGCGGTGCGGGCGGCAGTGCCGCAGGCACCTCGGCAGCTGGCGCAGGCGGCGCGGTCACCAACACCGGCGGCGTCGGCGGAGCGAAGACCGGAACCGGCACCGCCAATGGCGGGGCGGGCGGCGGGGTCTCCTCTCGGGGCGGCGACGGTGGGGCCACGGCCTCTTCCAACGCGGGCTCCGCGGGCGGCGCTGGCGGCACCGCCGGTCTCCGCGGCGGCGCGGGCGGCGCGGCCACTGCCGGCGCGGTCAGCGGCAACGGCGGTGGCATCCCCCTCCAGCCCGGCGCGGCCGGCGCGGCCTCTGGTGGAAGCACCGTCGGCAATGCCGGCATCGTCTACGTGGCCACGGCCACCACCCCGGTGGCCGCCACCGGCGCGGTCGACCAGACCGCCGCGACGGTCGCCAACGCGGGGACCATCTCCGCGGCCCAGCATCGTGGCCAGCAGGTCTACCAGGACGCATCTGGCGGCAACGTGACCATGACGACCCTGTCCGCCACCCTGTTGGCGGGGGCGCTGCCCAGCCTCCCCACCGGCGGCTTCATCATGCTGTACTGCGCCAGCAATCACGCCAGCAACACCTCCACCATCGCAGGAGGGACCGGCGTGACCGTGGTGGGCGCCGCCTCGTTCACCCAGACGGGCGCCACCTTCCTCCTCCGCAAGACCGGCGCCGCGGCCTTCGACCTCATCCGGGTCGGGTAGTCCGTGGCGAGGGCCTTCTCGGTCAGCGTCGAGGTCTCCGACAGCGGGGACATGAAGTTCCATGTCGACGTGGCGGACGGCGACGACGTCCGCTTCTACGACGTGGTCCATCACCTGCGCCAGGTGCTGACCGACTGCGAGTCTCGGGGAGCTCTCCGCGTGTCCACGCGCACGGAGTTCGCCGAGGCCTGCGACAAGGCCGTCGCCCAGCGCGACTGGGCCGAGGGCGTCCTCGCGGACTGGGAGCCCACGCTGGACGGGGTGTCGAACTACGGCACCCACTACACGCGGACGTTCGTGAAGAGCGGCTACCTCGAGCACGTCGAGGCACCTTGTGACATCAACGGCGGCGGCACCTTGGCCACTGCTGCGGTGCTGGCTGAGTGGGTTCCCACTGCAACGGCGGAGGCGTAGTCATGGCGCAGGGGTTCATCAGCGAAGAAGCGGCCGTTGCGAGCATCTCGACGCCAGCGGCCCTCGCTCGGGTCATCACCCTGTCGGGACGGGCCGCCGCCGTTGCGCGCGACCCCCTGGCGGTGTCGAGCCCTGCGGGCGGGTACTTCTCCCACCTCGACCTGGTGGTGCTGGCCACGGCGGGCACGCCCACCGGTTGCAGCATCGTCCTCACCTACGACGCCGCGGGCGACGAGGTGTTCGCGGTCATCCCCGCCACCGACGTCACCTTGGTGCCCGCGCTCACCACGGCGAGCACCTACCTGGCGACTGCCAAGCTCGACAAGTGGTGTCGCCTGCCAACGGGCGGCGTGGCGGGCATCGTCTACGCCTTCCTCGCGATGACTGGCGGGGCCACGGTGACGCTGCAGACGATGCGCCTGCACTGGCGCGACGGCCACAGCGGAGGGTAGCATGCCCCCTCGGCCGAGCCTGACCCGCGCGGACATCGTTCAGATCGTCAACGCCATCGTCGACCGCCTGCACAACCTCCCCCTGGGCCTCGGCGGCCTCCGGCGCATCGGAACCGACGCGAGCTCGGCCGCGCCTGGCACCCTCGCCGCCAACGACTTCCTGGTGAAGACCGCCTCGAGCACGCTGTCGGCGGAGCGGGTGGTCACGGACACGGCAACGGTCACCTGGGACTGGGGCACCGCGGGCCAGGCGAAGGCCAACGCCTCAACCTCGGGGCTGTCGGTGCTCACCACCAAGGGCGACCTGTGGGGCTTCTCCACCGTCAACGCGCGCATCCCCGTCGGCACCAACGGCCAGGTACTGACGGCGGACTCGACGCAGGCTCTGGGCGTGAAGTGGGCGGCGGTCGGCGGCGGCTCCGGCGATGTCGTCGGCCCGGCGTCGTCGGTCGTCAACGAGCTCATGGTGTACGCGGACACCAGCGGCAAGCTGGCTGGGCGGGCAACCGGGACCGGCCTCGCCAAGCTCACGTCGGGCGTGCTCTCGGCGGTGACGACGTGGACCGGCGCGGGGCTCACGGGCACGGCCTCGCGGCTCGCCTCGTTCGATGGCTCGGGGAACCCAACCTCCGTGGCGATCGGAACCACGGCGGGTACTGTGGCGGCGGGGGACGACTCCCGGTTTACGGACGCGCGGACTCCCACGGGTGCAGCGGGCGGCCAACTCGGCGGCACTTACCCCAATCCCGACGTGCGCGGGCTGCGGGAAACGTCCGGCCCCACCAGCCTGACGATGGGCGCCGTGGCTGATGGGCAGGTTCTCCAGCGGAGCGGCAACACCATCGTCGGCACGTTTCTTCTCCTCGCCGTGGCCGCCATCGCCGCGCCAGAACTGGCCGCCGGGATTGACGGTTCGGCCGCTACCACGGGGACTCTCGTATAATGGCACTCCCACTCGCCGCGCTCACGTTCTACCGCATGGCCGACGCCAGCCCCGCTTCGGCGGACATCAACGGGCTTCTCGACGCCATCTTCACGGCCGGGTCAGCAGCCAACGACTACCGCGGGACCGCGCTTCCATCGTCGCACGTCTGGACGTGGGCGCGTCAGGTGACCGGCGTCACCGTGGCGACCTACGTCACGCCGCCGGCCGGCACCGGAATGGGGCTCTCTCCGGGGCTGATCTTCGCGGGCGCCACCGGCGCTCCGACGCCAACGATGGCGAGCCCCGACACGTTCACCGCGTCGAACCTCCTGCTCGGCATCGTAAAGAACCGAGGCGCGTGGAACGACTGGGCCAATGCGGCACCGTTCACCAGCGGCACCTTCTCCGGATACTGGCGGGCGGCAGGTACGACGTGGAACGCCACGGGCGCAAAGGTGCGCGTCTACATCTCCGAGGAGGTGATCTTCGTCCAGTTGATCGGCGTGACAGTCACTCAGCAGGCTTGGATGGCTCTCGGCGCTATCGTCGAGCCGCACCAAACCAACTCCGCGTCTGGCGGGCTTGACGCAGAGACGGACGATCGGCTCTACGGAATGTGGGCAACGGGGGGCGGAGCCACAATGACTACAACCTGGCTGAACTCGAACGCCCCCCAGAGCCCGTTCAATCATGGCGTCTCTGCTGGCCAGACCCACGGCATGGTCTGGCAGCCAGGGACGAGCACGCTCTACACCAGTGGCCGGAAGATACACTTTTCGGCAGCGGGCTCTGTAGCAGAAACTACGACCCCAGGGGGCATGTTCGTTGGTGACCTAATGCCCTTCCACAGGTCTACCGGCGGAACAGCGAACAACGGAAGCCGTCTCGGAATGCTCCGGGGCATCTACCCCAGCGGGCAGTTCCAGAGCGGCAAGACGATCCGCAACGGCTCGACCGACCTCTACCACTGCATCTCGACGGATACGAGCGCGACGGCTGACGGCCTCATGCTGAAGGCCGCTGCGTAGCCACGTCGAGCCAAGTACCAAAAACGCTAAGAACGTGGTATGCAGACGCATGGCCGAGCCAGCGACCAGAGACGACCTCCGCGAGATCGCCGACGCGGTGCGCGACCTCGCGAGCGCGATGGCGGCCGGCGCGGGCGCTCGCGAGGCTCAGCGGCAGGAAGGGCAGGCCCGCGGGGAAACGGTGGTCGCTCAGATCGCCGCCCACCACAGCACGAGCACGGCGATCATGGGCGAGCTTGTGCGGCGGATTGACTCGCTGGAGCGCACCAAGTCAGGAGCGCCCTACCTACTTGTTTACACGTTGATTGCCGCGATTGTGGTACAGGGTGGCGTGGTGTTGCACCTTTACGGCCAATCGAAAGGGCAGGATGCGAGCGCCGCATTCCGTGACGCCTCCCACGCTGCGGAGACGCTGGTGCCGACGATGCCCGGCGAGGAGTCGCCCGAATGACGACCGACCACGCGACCGAGATGGCGTTGATCGAAGCGGCCCGCGCGAAGGCAGAGGCGGTGTGGCTCCGGTGCTCCTCCCCCGGTGCCCCGTCACAGGCTCAGCCCGCAAAGGCCAGCGTCACACCACGCCGCCCTACCGCCGCTGCTGGCGGGTAGGTCGCTGGCGCACCTTCGGCGCCCGGTGGCGTCGGGCCTCGACGGCGGCCACGGCCTCATCGAGCGCGGCGAGGCTCTCCGCGTTCGCGGCATCGATCGCCTGCCGGCGAGCGGCATCCATGGCATCGCGCTCTCGCTCGCGTCGCAGGTCTGACAGGTAGTCGCGGACGACGGCGGCGAGGATAGCGCCCACGACCAACAGGAGCGACGGCCGGAGGAGCGGTGCCCACGCCTCGCCCGCGATCGTCAGCCACGCGGGCGCCTCGATGCGGTGGGGGGGCGTGGCCATTCTGTATGCTACCCCGGTGGAAAGTCGCCGTGCTACACTCGTCGGATGACCGACACCGAGCACCTCGCCCAAATGCACCCGTGGCTTCGCGAGCGCGTGGCCGCTGCCATCGCCGACTGGCGGGCGGGCGCTCTCGAGGGGGAGACGATTCGGATCGTGGAGTCGGTGCGGGCTACGTCCACGCAGGCCAAGTACTTCGCCGAGGGCCGATCGAAAGCCGACGGCGTGAACCGGCTGAGCCTACACCAGTTCCGGCCAGCCCTTGCAGCCGATGTCGCCGTGATTCGCGGTGGCAAGGTGGTAGCGAAGGCGTCCGATCCAGCGTGGGCGCTGTGGGGCGTGTGCGCCCTCGCGCATGGCCTGGAATGGGGCGGCGCATGGACCGGCCTCGTGGACTGCCCCCATGTGCAAGTGCCCGTCAAGCAGCGCGTGCGGCTCGCTCAGGTGGCCGCGGGCGTCGAGGCCGATGGCCTGTGGGGACCGGCGACCGAGCGCGCGATCAAAGGCCCGTTCCGCGGTGGGAGCGGGTGGGAGCGAATGAGCCTCGCGGCGTGGGCCGCATTGGAGCACGGATGACCATCCCCGACACCATCGAGGCGCTGAGGCGCAAGGCGATCAACCGCGAGCAGGCGATCGACCTCCTCGTGCCCGAGCTTGACCGGCTCCTCGCGTTCGAGCTCCTGCCCGTGGTGGGCGGGTTCGCCGAGGCGCTTAGCGATCAGTTCCTTCGCCCGATGGCGGGCGGCATCGTCAACGCGGCGCAGGCGCGGTGGGCGAAAGAGCGCCGGGCCGCGAGGGTGGCGGGGAGGCGGTGACCGTCGCCAAGTGGGCGCCCTTGGTCGGGGGTTAGCCGGAGCCGTAGCCGGAGCCGGAGCCGTAGCCGTAGCCGGAGCCGGAGCCGTCGCCGTAGCCGGAGCCGGAGCCGTCGCCGTAGCCGTAGCCGTAGCCGTAGCCGTAGCCGTAGCCGGAGCCGGAGCCGTCGCCGTCGCCGTCGCCGTAGCCG